CGATCACGGACATTGAGCGTGAGAATCGAATCGGCTGATCGAGCCAGCCTCCCGCGTTTGGTAGGAATCCTTTTTTGTACGCCATATAAACCTCGATCATTGCAACAGACCGTTCGTCAAGCATTCTCAACGGGCATCGTTTTAACGTCATGCCCTCGATATCGTAAGACTGCGGGGCGTCCTTAACACATCCCCTGAAGTCCTGAAGTTGCTTGTTGCAGGCCCGGCAGTCGAGGCCGTTCGCATAACTCCAAACTGCCAGAATCAGTTTTTTGCTTCCTGCTCCCCGAGAAAGTTCTGTTCCATGACTTTGTGAAACAGCTCCATCAAAACATTAAACGGAATAAATTCCAGGACTTCCTCGGTGATCCCGTCATAGTCTTTCCCGCCGAGGTTCTTGATCCGCTTCACTCCGACCTTCAGGATGTCCAGGATCTTGTCCTGAAACTTCGTGACATCGAACTTTCCCTTCTCGTTCATCGACCCGCCGAAGATCTTCAGTTTGTCCCGGTTCGTCAAACTCCCAAGAGTGAAAATCGTCTTGATATCCCCTGTGTCCTTCGTGCTCGAAAACTCTACCGTTTCCTTCGCGTCGATTCCTAACATGGCACGCCTCCTGTCCCTTTGTGTAACTTTTTAACGTTTTCGTTACATAAGAAAAATCGTATGTAATTCTACTCAAATTTCAGTTGCAGCTCGTCACCACCGGTATTCCCCACAAGTTCGAACCCGACATCGTGACTTCCTATCCCACCACGATCAGCGTTCCCGAGCTTATCAATCACGAGCTTCGGTGCCGTGATGGTCAGCTTGTTCCCTGCCGCAGTTCCGATGACGATCGAAAGAGCGCGGGAAGTGGCCGCTTTGAAATCCGCATAGAAATCATACGTGGCAGCTAGTACTGCCTCGGGATTGATCGATCCGGAGGGCTTGCGTCCAACGAGAGCGAACCCTTTGAGTCCTGCGGCGCTGTTTAGATCATCACGTTTCACGATCTCGTTATTCAGATCGATCTTGAGCGACTGCGCAATCAAAGCCACAGAGTTGAGCGTGAGCGTTGCCGACTCGCAGATCGGAGGAATGACCGTTTCCCATGTCGGTGTTGCGGGAGCCGCTGCTTCTGTCGGGTCGTTCGCGATACCCTGGAACTTTAATTCGATCCCGGCGATCTTACCGTTTTCAATCACGAGTGACGGCGTTCCCATCGCCCCGGTGATCTTATGGAGCCGGCAGTTTCCGGTGTCCTGTAGCTCGTAGAGCCATATCGTAGCTGATAGAGCTGCAACGTCCGTCGGCTTGTAGATCACGCTGGATCCGGCAGACACGGTTTCCGCAAGTCCGCACGCGACAAGCGCATCGCTCAAGCGCGCGACAGTCCCCTTCGTTCCGCTCCATTTAATTTCGAGCATAAACGATATCTCGACCGAGCGCTGGCCAATGATCGGAGCGACTGGTGACAGTGTGTTCCTGACGATATCCCGAGGAAGTACATCGTATTGATAATCGATCTTGATTCCTTTCGCGTCGACCGCGTTCGCGGCTACCGTCGGAGCGGAATCTGTTCCGTAAACGGCTTCTCTTTTGATCAACAGAATTTTATTTTGCGTGAGGAACATGTTCGCGATCTCCTTTTTAGGTTCTTAACTTGGTGTCTTGTCTGTAGAAAAGTTCAACGGAAAGATTAAAGCTCCGGAGCGGATACTCGACATACTCGAACCGAGCGTTCTGGATATAGGTCTGGATCACTTTCCCGCCCAGCGTCCGGTCCGCGCTGAGCGCCTTCTTGACGTCCAGAAGAAAATCAACGATCCCCGGTCTAACTGAATCACCAACGATCTGCATTTCGGGATCTTCGTTTTGAAGAAACCCGACGATCAAAATTTTCATTCGGAGTTCTTGGCGGCCGTACACGTCATCTGTTTCTTGGAGCTCGGAAGGCTCGATAATAAGACAGGGGAATTCAGGAATGCCGTCCCGGACACCAAATAAAACATTTTTCACGTATGCGCAAAGTGTCGCATCGTTTTTCAATGCGTCGCGTAAGGCTGTTAAAACATCATTCTCAATTGCCATTCTTCGCTTCCTCTAGTTGCTTTGCGACTGCCTGGACTATGATGCTCGGAATCTCTTTTTCCTTCTGTTCGAGAGACTTCGACAGATACCGTCTCGCCGGTATGTCTACACTTTTAACCAGAGTGAACAAAGGGAGCAATTTATTCTTCCGACCTTGCATGATCCCGAAGATGGTTTTTCCGATAATCACGCCTCCGGTGAATCCGGAAATTCCACCGTTAAAAAGATTCTTTGCTGTGAATCCGGCCTTGCCATCCCCGCCGAGCGTTCGCGCATTGTCCGTCGGGATCGTTAAATATTTTCCTTTCTTCGGACGGATCGTTCCACCGACTTCGTGAATCCTTGAGTAAGGGACAGGCTCCCCCATGCGCGCTCCGGATCCGATCGTGGCAACCACCTGGTCGCCCTTAACCTCAACCCGTGATCCGATTGAGTTCATAAGGCGCGAGGAACGAACCTTGAGAATGTTTCCTGCAACGTTTTCTTTGAGCTGGCCTTCCACTAGAGCCCCGGCTTGCTGAAACGCTTTGAACATCACGCGTCCGATCTTCTGCGCGGTTTCAGAGGACAGCATCTTGTTGATCCGGGCCCGGTCCTTCGCGTCAATTACGAATTCAACCATTTCCGATGACCTTATACCGATCGATGATCTCTTTGGCCTGAGTCCGGAGCGCTTTTATCTTCCCGCCGATCTCGTCGTCCGCGACGGCATTGATTCTTGTCTTCACGCCCATGTAATCCGCCATGACCATGAAGATGATCGCTTTTTTGAAGTCTTCCGGGATAGCCGCGTACCCTGCCTGATACACGACCTTCACGTTCTGGACACCTCGGAAGAACACGATCCCCTGGTCCAGTTTCAGAACACCGGCGTCCGAAACCGCGTATAAACCGCTAGAAATAAGGGAATCTGAGGAAAAGACCCTCATCATATCGTCAAAAAGCGACACAATGGCCGTTACAGGCCCGTATCTCAAGAGGACCGCCCCTGTGACCCCATCCCCGCCGAAATACTCCGTGTACGTTGAAACGGTGCTTATTGTGGCCCCTACCTGCGAGACTGCGTCAGCTTCGGCGCACGCTATGATCCGGTCCAGGAGCGCATCATCGGTTCCTGTTGTGGTTCCCAAGAAAAGTTTTACGTCGGACTTTGTAATGATTGACATGGCTCATATCTCCTTAGAATTTCGTGCATTCTGTGCGCTGATTTTTCCCAAGTGAAATCTTTTAAGATCCGGATGCTCGCGGCTCGTCCTTTTTTAAGCGCTTTCTTGTAATCGCGCATAACGGCGAACATCTCTTTAACCATCGAGTTTGTGTCCGGGGTATACCCCTTTGTCGTGAGTTTGTAGTTCTTGAGCTCCTGAAGTCTTTCCTCGTGCTCGATCACGTACCCGACGCCCTCGTCAAAAAAGTCTGCGGTCCCGGTATGCTTCGTCGCCACGCACGGCGCGCCAGTGGCCATGGCCTCGGAAAGCGTCAGTCCCCATCCCTCTCCGTAACTCGGGAGGATGAAGCAATGCGCGGAGTTATAAAGCTCGATTAGATCCTCGATCGGGAGTTTCCTCGTATCAAAAATGATATTCTTGTGTCGGCCGTAAGTGAGCACCTTGTCCGCGAGTTGCGGCCTTGGAATACGTGCGAGCATGCGCCACAATGATTGACGTCTAAACTCGTTCCCGAATATCTCTTTTCGTTTCTTCCATGCGTTCACGAAGAACTGGATCCAATTCATTTTCGGAACGGTCGTCTTGATATACATCTCGACCCCTTCCATTTGCTCGATCAGTTTCACGGATTCGAGGATCAGCTGATATCCCTTGCGAGGGTTTGGAGCGCCGACCCAGAGAAAACGAAAGGGGACAGTTGGCTTTCGCTCGTGGTAGCGATAAATCTCTGGATCGACGCCCTCCCAGCAAACCTCCACCGGCTTCGTGGTGTACCGCTTAAAAAGGTCTTTGCAAAAAGAACATGGGACCAATATAAGATCCGCTTTGTTGATTCCATCGATGTAACTCTGCGGAAGATCTAAGAATTCCCACATTGTGAAGAGGACGTTGAACTTCCCAAGAATCGGAACGAACTTGTCGGCCGGGACGATCTGCACGACGATCTGCGCGTCCTCGTCGTACTCAACGTGTCTTCCGAGATGCTTTCGCATCATCGCGTTGTGGTGGTTGTAACCGTAAGCGTTTCCGACGAACGACGCTTCGCTATTCGGCCAGCAAACCTTAAGTTTCTTCTGGATCGTCATTTGCTATCTCCTGTCCTTTGGTTATGAACATCGTTTTTTCGACCATCGGTTCTCCGCACCGACAGACCACGAACGCGCCACCACGCGCACGCTTTGTTACCTTGCACCTCGCGCAAAAGAAAATACTTTTTCCGTCAAGCATTGTTCACCGTCTTTATTGGGATAATGGTGCATTTGTCGCGGTCACACCCGCCGCATAGGTCACCGATGCCGCACGTTTCGTCTTTGTCGTTCAGCTTGAAAGTCTTGTCGAGGATGTTCCCGATCGGGGATTCTTTCCGGAGGTTCATCGTCATGCACCGATAAGCGAATCCGTCCGGATCCACCTGGATGTAATCCCGACCTCCGGAGCACGTGACGACCTTCTCGACATCATGGACGCGGAAGGCTCGGTCCTGGTTAACGAACTGAGAAAGGAATATATTCTCGCGCTCCGAGTATTTAAAGCGCAGTTGATTGTTCTCGGCGTAGGGATCAACGTGAAACCTAAGACCTATCCCTTCAAACAAACCTTTTAGTGCGGGAATCAAATATATCTGTTCCGGGTACGCGACGAAATTGATCGTGACGTTAAATCCGCGATTCGCCAGAAGCAGAACCTTCCCAACAAACGCTTCCTGAGAAAGACCCTGGCTCGGGTGATAGGAAAGCGTCATTGATATGACTTTGTTCGGGGATACGTTCTGCGCGAATTCAAGGACCGTCTGTGAGAGGTTCGTCGTGATCGCGACCGTGGTATCCAGGCCGTTTACGATATCGATCAGGTTTTTATTCAGGAAGGGTTCTCCGCCTGTGATGTCTATCACTCCCGGCTTAAGGCGATTAAAGGCCTCAACCCATTCCTGCCAGGTCGCCTTGATATCGCCCCGGCTTTTCAACGAATAAATTCCGCAGTAAGGACAGGAAAAATTACATCGGTAACGCTCTTGCCAAACGATCGCTTTCATGCTGTCCCTTTCTTGTGAGATAGCCGGTGGATCGTTCCCAACCCACCGGCTTCACCCCACACCACCAAAAACTACGCGGCAGTAACGAGACGGGCAAAGGCGCTCGATCGTGCGATCGCCAGGGCCCAACGCGTGACCATGCGGAACCGAGTCCCGTCATTCGCGAACGAGCTGAAAGGATCCACATCGATCGTCATTTCCCCACGGCGACGACCCACATAGAAATACTTCCAGTTTCCGAGAACGATCGGAGACTTGGACGCTCCAGAATCGGATTCCGCAGGAGCTTTACCGCTCTCGATGATCGGACGGCCGTAGAGCGCCGCGGGACGATCGGCGGAAGGTTCGCGATAAAGCGAACGGCCAGTCGTGTCCTTGAGATCTTCGAGGTAGAACTGAACGTCTTTGCCGTACACGAACTTCGCGGCATCGGCGTCGGCTTTCGCCAGTTTACGAACAAGGCTACGAACCCCGGTGAAGGAGATCGCAGAGAACGACGTGGAACCGGTACCGAGCACCACAGAATAACCAGCGGCGGCGGTAAGAACGCCGGACAGAGGAGCGCCCGTTCCGTTCAACGCCTGGTTATCCAGCTCGAGGCCGGTTGCATATCCGAACTGCTTGGTCAACATCGAAACGATGTCCAAAGCAGAATCGCTCAGGAGCTCGTTCGACATCGCGGTCGTCAACCCCGCCAATTTCTTGGCGACGAGACTGACCTGACCAACGGTCGCATCGGACGCCGTGATGGCACCCGCTTCCGCGATCCAAGCCATCGTGACGAGACTGGCTTCGGTCGGCATCTTCAACGTATCCGTTCCCATCGTGAAAACGGTTGCTTCCTGAAGCAGAAAAGCGACGTCCCGCGCGAGCTCGACGATATCCCACTGATATTCGTCGGGAACGAAATAACCACCCTGGCTATCGGTCGTTTCGTTCATCGCGGCCTTCAGTTCCATCGCGGTCTTCATATCCCCGCGCATGGCCTTGAACACATCGATCATCCACTTCTTGAAGTTGTACATCTTCTCGGCGTTCCCGAACGTCTTGAAACGCTTTGGATTCTTGCTCTTGAAAGCAATATCCTCAAGATCTCCTCCCATCTGCTCGAGGTTGTAGCCCTTGTGCATCTTCTCGAACTTAAAATTTAAGTTCGGAGCCGTGATGATCGGAGACTTCTCGATCTTCTCGATGCGCTCGGAGAGGGTTTTCACCTCTGACTTCATTTCCCCGACTTGGGTTTCGACAAGCGTTTTCACGCCAGCGAAGCCTTCGTCGAGTTGTTTCTTCATCTCGACTGGATCCATGTTATTTCCCCTTGTTGAAGTGCCGGGACGCGCTTTCGGCAAAGAGAGATTTGATATCGGGAGTCTTTTCAGATTCGGCCTCAGGGCTTCCACCCGCCGGATCAAGAACCCCTTTAAAATATCCCTCGTCGTCATTCGCGCCTTTTGGCAGTGATTTTGTTGAAAGTTTTTCAGCGATCTTCTGGATGAACGAATCATCTTCGAGAAGTGCTTTTGCAATCTCAGCAGGACCGGGGAGCGTTTCCGA